AGCTTTGGAACTTCCCAAGCGGAGCTAAGATAGAGTTTGGTTTTCTTGAAAGAGATGCAGATGTATATCGTTATCAGGGTCAAGCATATTCATGGATAGGTTTTGATGAAATTACTCATTTGCCTACTGAGTTTTCTTGGAACTACTTAGCCTCTCGACTTCGTACTACAGATAGTGAAATTATACCTTATATGCGTTGTACTGCTAACCCCGGTGGCGTAGGCGCACATTGGGTAAAGAAAAGATATATTGAACCTTCAGACCCCGATACTAGTTTTATGGGTGCAGATGGTTTAACACGTAAGTTTATACCAGCTCGTCTAGAAGATAATCCATTCTTAGCAACGGATGGTCGTTACGAGCAGATGCTTAAAGCTTTGCCCCCAACGCAACGTAAGCAATTACTTGAAGGAAACTGGGACGTAAACGAGGGGGCAGCTTTTACCGAATTTAGTTTAGAAGAACATGTAATACCACCTTTTACTATTCCAATACACTGGGATAGGGTAAAAGGTATCGATTATGGTTATGCTAGTGAATCAGCCTGTGTTTGGGCTGCAATAGACCCAAGCGACGGAACCTTAATAGTCTATCGAGAATTATACCGTAAGGGCTTGACAGGAGAGGATTTAGGCTCTATAATAACACAGATGGAACTCTCAGACCCTTTTTCTGTCCAAGGAGTTCTAGATACTGCTGCGTGGGCTAGAACAGGTACTACAGGCCCTACAGTCGGAGAAACATTAGTTCGACAAGGCCACAAGCTACGTAGAGCAGATAAAAACAGAATACAGGGTAAAATCCAAATTCACGAATACTTGAGGCTGCAGCCAAGCGGAAGACCACGATTACAGATTTTCAGTAGCTGTCCTAGCCTGATACGCGAGCTTCAAGGCATTCCTTTAGACAAATCAAACCCTGAAGATGTCGATACTCATGCGCCTGACCACGCATATGATGCCTTACGGTATCTTATTATGTCTAGGCCAAGAGTAAACGACCCACTAGCTCAGTTAAGGCATATGCGTCTTGAACAAGCTTATACACCTGCAGATGCAGATTTTGGATATTAATATATGGCAGAAGAAAATAGCTTAACAGCAAACGAGCTATACTTTGAGCAAGTAGAAGACGAACAAGGTATGCAACTGACTTTAGAAGAGTCACTGCGTAATAACTTTGTTGGTCTTCTTATGGATAGATACGAACAAGCTGAAAGTGCTAGAGACTTAGACGAACAACGCTGGCTAGATGGTTATCACAATTATCGTGGTCTTTACGGTAAAAATGTACGTTTTAGAGAATCTGAAAAGTCTAGAGTATTCGTAAAAGTAACTAAAACAAAAGTCTTAGCAGCTTTCGGACAACTTGTAGATGTTATCTTTGGAGCCGGTAAATTTCCAATTGGTATTTCAGAAACTAAAGTACCTGAAGGTATTAGCGAGTATGCACATTTAGATGCACAAAATCCTTTACCGGGAATTGAAACAAGTCAAGAAGAACAAGAAAAGGAAAATCCTTTTGACGTTGGTTACGAAGGTGACGGGCGTGTACTTAAGCCCGGAGCGACCTACGGGTCAGGACGTTTTGAAGAAAAAGCAATTGAAAAGAAAGCAGAAGAACAACTTAAAGATGGGCCGACAACAGACCCACAAATACCACAAGTAAGCCCTGCTAAAGAAGCTGCTAGGCGTTTAGAAAAATTAATACATGATCAAATTGAAGAATCAAATGGAGCTAGTGAAATTCGTAATGCTTTATTTGAATCTGCCTTATTTGGAACAGGCATTATAAAAGGACCATTTAATTTTAATAAAACACTCAGTCGTTGGGAAGAAGATGAAGAAGGACTTAGGAGATATTCTCCAATTGATGTGCGCGTTCCTCGTATTGAGTTTGTCAGCATATGGGATTTCTTTCCTGATCCTAACGCTACAAACATAAACGAAGCAGAGTACATTTTTCACAGACACAGAATGAATCGTACTAAGTTACGGTCTTTGGCAAAGATGCCATACTTTAATAAAGATGCAATTCGTGAAGCTCTTATGATGGGGCCTAATTACGAAGAAAAAGACTATGAACAAGAACTGAAAGATGACCACCGCTCAGACGAAGCAGGGTCAGGACAGTTTGAAGTTCTAGAGTATTGGGGAGTTATTGATGCAGAATATGCTCGCCAAGTTGGTATGGATATACCAGAGGAAGTAGATGACCTAGATGAAGTACAAGTAAACGCTTGGATCTGCAATGGTCAAATGTTAAGAGCAGTAATTAATCCGTTCACGCCTTTCAGGTTGCCTTATCATGCCTTTCCCTATGAGCGTAACCCCTATAGCTTTTTTGGCATCGGGGTTGCTGAGAATATGGATGATTCTCAAAAGATCATGAATGGTCACGCTCGCATGGCAATAGACAACCTAGCGTTATCAGGATCGTTAGTCTTTGATGTAGACGAAACTGCTCTTGTGGGTGGTCAAAGCATGGAAATATATCCGGGTAAAGTATTCCGAAGACAAGCAGGAATGCCCGGAACAGCTATTAATGGCTTGAAGTTTCCTAATACCTCACAAGAAAACATGATGATGTTTGATAAGTTCAGACAGCTTGCAGACGAACAAACAGGTATTCCAAGCTATTCACACGGTCAGACGGGCGTTCAGAGCATGACGCGAACTGCTTCAGGCATGTCCATGCTACTTGGCGCAGCATCCCTTAATATTAAAACTGTAATTAAGAATCTTGATGACTTCTTACTTAAGCCTATGGGCGAAGCATACTTCCAGTGGAACATGCAATTCCTAGAATCTAAGTTGGATGTTAAAGGTGATTTAGAAGTAAAAGCCACTGGTACAAATAGCTTAATGCAAAAAGAAGTACGTAGCCAACGCTTGACTATGTTCTTGCAGACTGCTCAGAATCCTGCTATTGCACCGTTTATTAAAATGAACAAGCTAATTAGCGAACTTGCTTACAGTCTTGATCTTGATCCAGATGAACTGATTAACGATCCTGAAGAAGCAGCACTAATGGCTCAAATTATAGGGATGCAAAATAATGTTGGACAAGCAACTGGCCCGGAAGCTGGCCCCGGTAGTGAACAACCCGGAGGCATGGGAGGCCCTGAAGGAGTACCTCCAGAAGGTCAAGACACTGGAGTTACGGGTACTGGCGGTGGCAACATCGGAACTGGAGCTGTACCGCAGTCAGGGGAGGCTGAATTCTCTGGAACGCCTAGAGCAGTTGAAGGATAACGTGAAAGCAGAATTGGAGAGAAAAGATGCCTAAAAGTATGTTAAACCGTAAAAAATATGGTTTAGGTGGTAAAATTATTAGCGAAGTAGCAGACTTTATGGCTGTTAAGTTAGCTAAAGAAGCTCCTGAAGTTGCTAAAAAATTAAAAGATAAAACTATAAAAAACGAACAGCAGCAAAAATTAATTCAAGAGCAAGTTGAATCTAATCCTTATATGTTAGATGAACTATCTGATGATGAATTCAATAAAGTATTAGAAGTTCTTCCTGCAAAATCTAGAGCTAAATTAGGTGCTGCTGATGATTTTGAATCTGAAATGATGGAATACAATACGGCTGCTATTAAAGGAATGACGCCTGAAGATGTAGCAGAAAATCTTCAGTACTTTGATGACATTGATGATATTGAAGACTATATGAATTCATTAAGTGCAAAAGATTTAAGAAAGTTTACAGATAGTCTATCAGAAGATGACTATGCAGCTTTTGAAGATTTTATTCCTGAATTAGGACCAAGAATTAAAAAAGCAGAAGGATCTATGCTGGGCGGTGAAGGTAAAGCAAAAGAAGCTGAGAAATCTATCATCATAAATAAAGTTACAGATGCTCAAGATCCTACATCAAAGAGCCAACAAGACTCTATTATGTTTCTTAAAGGGGCTGATAAATCAACAGTTATGCAAGCTATTCAACAAACTGTTTCGCCTCAAGATCAAAAAGAAATGAGACAGATTATTTTTGGAAGAACTAAAAAAGCAGAAGGTTCAATGCTTGTTGCACCTGAGGATACTTATACACCAGAAGAACAAGCAAACGCAGCAGAATCCCAACTTCCAGATGAACAAATGGAAGAAAACTACATGGACTTTGTACTCGATGAATCTTTAGATACAACAGAACAAGAATACTTAATAGGGGCTTTGGAATCAGATCCAAAGCTCAGTGAAATCTTTGATAAGGTCGTAACGACTGCATCAGAGTTTTCTGGGGCTGGAGAGGTAGAAGGCCCCGGAACAGGTGTATCAGACTCAATTCCTGCGCGTTTAAGCGATGGAGAGTTTGTTATTACCAGAAAAGCCACTGACCAAATCGGTGCAGATAATCTTCAGATGATGATGGATGATGCAGAACGAATGGCAGATGGTGGGGAAGCCCGTGGAGGTTTCCAACTAGGAGGTCTTTTAGGAATGCCTAAAGATCCCGAAGAGGAGCTTAAAGCTATGGGCCAGCTTAGATCAACAGATGACGAAGTTAATAAGTCTATGTTAATGTCTAATCAGGTTCCTAGCCTTAGGCGATAAATAGTACGGCTACCTTGTAGTACCAAGCCCCAGATTTTAAAGACGTTTGAAATTGGCTACCTTGCAAGAAACAAGCCCCGTAGAAAAGGAGAGTACCATGTCCGAACAGGCATACGAAGAGGAAGAAGTCGCAAACCCATATAATGCACGTAAGTCGTGGCACAACACACAACAGAGAAAAAAATCTCTGAGTGCTGCAGAAAGCTTGTATTACCCGGAAGAAGATGAAGAACCTCAACAGCAGAAGGCTACCCGCAAAAAGGCCCCTTCTACTGAGGATGAACCAAACACTAACTATAAAAAGCGTTATGACGATTTAAAGAAACATTACGATCAGAAGCTTTCTGAATTTAAACGTAAAGAGCAAGAACTTATGGAACAGGCTAGAGCAGCCGAACCTGTATATCAAGCTCCTAAGTCTCAAGAAGACCTAGATCGGTTTAGAGAAGAATACCCTGATTTGTATGACACAGTAGAAACTGTAGCTCATATGAGGAGCCAGCAAGAAGTAGAAGCATTGCGATCTAAGCTTTCTGTTATTGAACAACGAGAAGCAGAAATTGCAGCGCGTGAAGCTGAAGCAGCTCTTCAAGAAAGACATCCTGACTTTGATGATATCAGAGGAGACGATAACTTTCATGACTGGGCTAAAGAACAACCTGAGCAAATACAAGATTGGATTTATAATAATCCTAATAATGTTACTTTAGCTGTTAAAGCGTTAGATCTTTATAAGTTAGAAACTGGTAAAGGACAAAGTACTCGAAAAAGACGTTCAGCTCGACAGCAGAGTGGTTCTGCAGCAGATATGGTATCTACCAAAACAACCAATGTAGATGCTAAGGAAGCTAAGATCTGGACAGAAAGTGAAATTGCGAAAATGTCCCTTGATCAATTTGATAGAGTCGAAGATGAAATCAAACTTGCTATGGAAGAGGGAAGAGTTCGTAGAGGATAATCTTTTCTACTTAGGAGTAATATAACATGGCTTATAACCAATCAGACGCTCTATTTGAGCAAAGTACAGACACTAATGGTAACTTTGGTAATTCAGTAGCAGGACAAGCTAACTCGTTTTTCCTACCCAAAGTATATTCTAAGCAAGTACTCAACTTCTTTAGGAAGTCTTCGGTAGCAGAAGCTATTACGAACACTGACTATGCTGGTGAGATTTCTGGCTATGGTGACACTGTACGAATCATCAAAGAACCTGTCATCACTGTTTATCAGTATGAGCGTGGTGCAGATATCGCTAAAACAGCTTTGACCGACCAAGAAGTTAGTCTTGTTGTTGATACTGCTAACGCATTCAAGTTCATCGTTGATGATATTGAAACAAACATGTCGCACGTAAACTTCCGCGATGTAGCAACCTCTTCAGCAGCTTACGCTTTGCGTGATGCTTTTGACGAAGGCGTAATTGCTACTATGATCGCTGGTGTTTCTGCTGCAAGCCCGAACCACATCCTTGGTTCTGACAGTGCAACTGACCTTGCTGCTGGCACCTTCGACGGTACTGGTAACTTGGACATCGGCTTTGCTTCAGGCGAGCATGACCCTATTGACGTTCTTTCTCATATGGCCCGTCTCCTTGACGAAGCTAATGTTCCTGAAGAAGGTCGTTGGTTCTTAGCTAATCCTGAGTTTTATGAAGTACTTGTACAAAGTTCTTCTAAGCTCTTGTCAGTTGACTACAACGCTGGTCAGGGTTCCATCCGTAATGGTTTGGTAAGCTCTGGTAAGCTTCGTGGTTTTGATATGTATAAAACTAACAACATTGCTGCAACTACTAACGCTGCAGGTCAATGTCTTGCTGGTCATATGTCTTCTACAGCTACGGCTCAGACGATTACCAGCACTGAAGTAATTCGTGACCCGGATAGCTTTGGTGATATCGTGCGTGGTCTTCACGTATACGGTGCCAAAGTACTGCGGCCAGACGCTCTGGTTTCAGCTTTCTACGGAATCGACTAATAAGAACGGGGGGTGTAAAAGCCCCCCAATCTTTTACAAAGGAATTTAGTATGCCACAGATAGGTAATAATGAAAATCCAGTAATGTTTAGAAAAGCGATTGTATCTAAGGATAGTCGTTTTCGTAAGGGTTTTGATAAGGATAAATATCAGGAAAATTATGATCGTATCTTTGGTAATAAGAATGAATTAAAAATAGCTAGAGAAACTTCTAAAACTTTTAGCATGGAGCAAGATTAATGGGTGTTTTTAGGCAATTAAAAAATAAAGTAAAAACTTTACAAGCAGCGCCTAAACCTACTATGTGGAGTGTTATAAGTTCTTTTGAAGCATCTAGACCTTCTATATTTAATCAGGAGAGAAGTATGTATAAAAGAGGCGGTTACATGGGTGGCGGCACTATGGTAGAAAACATGCAAGCCGATATGAAAAAGAAAATGGAAAAGCCTAGAGGCGGTTACGCTCACGGTGGAAAATCTAAAAGTGGTAAAGCTGACATTGCTGCTATGGAAAAAGCTTGTAGTGCAAAAGCCGGTAAAAATAAAAGCGTGGCTTACTAATGAAAGTACCTGCACCTGAAGGTTATCATTGGATGAAAAACGGTAAGTCTTACAAAATTATGAAAGACCCTAAAGAAGGCTTTAAGCCACATAAAGGCGCAAGTAAAGCAGTAGACTTTCCAATACAAAAGGTTCATAAAAAATAATGGCTACTACATATTTACAATTGTGTAATGAAATTCTGCGTGAAATTAATGAAGTTGAATTAACCAGCGCAGATTTTGCTACGTCTGTAGGAATTCAAAGTCACGTTAAAGATCTTATTAACCGAGCATATTTAGACATGGTTAATGAAGAAGCACAGTGGCCTTTTTTAGCCGTTGCAGAAAGCGGAACCTCAGACCCTAATTATGGAAATGTAAATATTGAAACTGTAGCTGGTACACGTTGGTATGAACTTAAACCTGCATCAGATAGTTTAACAACTGACTACAGTTATATTGATTGGGATAACTTTTTACTGACTACAATAGGTGTTTCAGGAGAAACTTCTCCTTATACATCTAGAAATCTAAGATATACAACTATTGAAGAATGGAAAGATTATTTTAGAATTGGTCAAAATAACGATGATGCAGATACTCAAAGTTACGGTACTCCTGATAGAGTTATTAAAAGCCCTGATAATCGTAAGTTTGGTTTAAGTCCTATTCCTGATAAAGCATATAAAATTTGGTTTTATGCTTATGTGTTACCTACGGCCTTAAGTGCTTATACTGATGAAGTAGTTTTTCCAGATTTATATGTTCCTGTTTTAATTAATAGGGCTAGATACTATGTACATCAATTTAAAGATAATCCACAAGCTGCTGCTTTTTCAAATGAAGATTATAAAAAAGGTCTTAAGAATATGAAGCTAAACTTAATGGAACCAGCACCCGGATACTTTAAAGACGATAGAATAAGGTTTGTTTAATGGCAGCTTCGTTACCCTTTGGTGTTTCTTGTCGCGGAGGTTTAAACACAAACCTTAATCAATTTGAGATGTTATCTCAGCCGGGACTAGCAACAGACTTAGAAAATTTTGAAGTAGACTCAGATGGAGGCTACCGAAGAATTAATGGCTTTTCAGCTTTTGGTGGAGATGATGCTACAAGACCTAACGGAACTTCACCAATATTAGGTCTTTTTGTATATGCAGATGGTTTGATAGCTACTTCAGGAACTAATGTTTATTTTACATTAGATGGTATAACATGGTTACAAATTAACAGAGATTCTGTACATAGTTCTGGTGATAACTATTCTACTTTTACAGGTAGGAGTGTTTTAGCTAGAACAGGTCAAGGCCAGTGTACTTTTGCATTATATGAAGGAGATAGTGATTACGGAGAATTAATAATTACGGATGAAGGTTCTTCTTCTAAGCCTTTTTATTTTAAAATGACAGGCTCTGGAGCCTTAACTACTAGAACTTATTTTGCAAAAGAAATAACTGTTGATGGCTCAGTATATCCTACAGTTTGTACTATGCACGACAGGCACTTAGTAGTTTCAGGAGACAGTAACAACCCTAATACTATTTATTACAGCCATACAGATGCTCCTGATGATTTTGGAGGTACAGGTGCAGGAAGTATTAAGCTAGACGATAAAGTTATTGGTCTTAGACCTTTTCGTGCAGACTTAATTATTTTTTGTAAAAACAGTATTTATAAATTAGTAAACATTAATGATTTAAATAATATTGCAGTTCAACCTGTTACTAAAAACGTAGGCTGCTTAGACAATCATAGTATTCAAGAAATTGCAGGTGACTTAGTATTTTTAAGCCCTGATGGTGTTAGAACAATTGCAGGTACAGCACGTATTGGAGACGTTGAATTAGGTAGCGTTAGTAGACAAATACAAAGTATCATTGAAAATATTGCTAAAGGCATAGATGGTTTTATTGTAGACAGTGTTGTATTAAGGCAAAAATCACAGTACAGAATTTTTTATACTACAGGAACTCAGGCTGCTTCGGATTCAAAAGGAATTATAGGTTCATTAACTTCTAATGGATTTGAATGGTCTGAAACTAAAGGAATACAAGCAAGAGCAATTACATCAGGTTTTAATGCTAATGGTATAGAACAAACCTTTCATGGTGATAGTCAAGGTTATATTTATACACATGATGATGGTAATCATTTTTTACATAGTGGATCACAAGCTAACATAAGGGCTACTTACAAAACTCCTAACTATGACTTTGGAGATTTTGGCACTCGTAAAAATATGCGATACATTAAAATTTCTGTTAGTCCTGAAGGAACAGCTCAACCTACTTTAAGAGTTAGGTACGACTATGAAGATACTAACATTCCTCAACCTTTAGATTATACTTTGCTTTCTGTACCAATACCCGCTATTTTTGGTGAAAGCACATTTGGAATAAATGCAGTTTTTGGAGCTACTAATGATCCAATGGTTAGACAAGCTATTCAAGGAGGCGGCTACACCGCAAGTTTTAGACTAAGATCAGAAGATAAAAATCCACCTTATGCTATTAATGGTTTGTATATAGACTACGTTCCATCAACTAGGAGATAATATGGCAAGTTATACGCGACAAAGTAGTTTTTCAGATGGAGATACAATTAGTGCTTCATTATTTAATAATGAGTACAACCAGCTTGTAACTGCTTTTTCTTATTCTTCTTCAGGTACTACTGGACATAGACACGATGGAACTGCTGCTGAAGGCGGTAACATTCATACTATTGGCGACCAAGATTTTTTAAATAAAATAGTTGTTGATTCTAGTAATAATAGGTGGGGAGTATATGTTCAAGTTTCTGGTGCGACTGTCGAACAGATTAGATTTCAAGATGGCTCTATTGTTCCTGTTACTTCTAACGATATTGATCTTGGAACCTCAAGCCTCCAGTTTAAAGACTTACATATTGATGGTACAGCAAGCATTGATAGCCTCACTCTCACAAGCGGATCTACTGTCACTGTAATTTTAGATGAAGACGATCTTTCGACAAACAGCGACACAGCCCTTGCAACACAGCAAAGTATTAAAGCTTATGTAGATTCTCAAATAACAGGACAATCTTTAAGCTTTAGCGGTGACTCTGGTGGTTCTTTAAGTATTGATTTAGATTCTGAAGCTTTAACAATTACTGGTGGTACTGGTATTGATACCACAGGCTCGACTAACGATATGAGTATAGCTATTGATAGTACAGTAGCTACTTTAACAGGCTCACAAACTTTAACTAATAAAATTCTTACTTCTCCTGATATTAATGGTGGTACTATTGATGGTGCTACTATCGGTGGCTCTAGTGCAGGCGATATTACTTACGCTAACTTATCTGATGGTACAATTACTATTACAGCTTTTGCAGACGAAGATGATATGTTTTCAGATAGCGCTACGCTCGTACCTACTCAACAATCTGTTAAAGCTTATGTAGATGCTCAAGTTACTGCTCAAGATTTAGACTTTCAAGCAGACTCAGGTGGAGCATTAAGTATTGACCTAGACTCTGAGACTATGACCTTTACAGGCGGTACAGGTATTGATACTTCTGGGTCAGGCAATGCAGTTACGTTTGCTATTGATAGTACTGTTACAACACTTGCAGGAACTCAAACTTTAACTAATAAAACTTTAACAACTCCAGTTATTACTTCTATTTCTAATAGTGGTACTGTTACACTTCCTTCAGGTACTACAACACTTGTAGGTACTGCTACTTCTGATGTACTTACTAATAAGACTATTTCAGGATCTTCTAATACTTTAAGTAATATAGGTAATAGTTCTTTAAGTAATTCTAGTGTTTCTTTTGGAGGTATTTCTGTTTCGTTAGGTGGTTCAGACGCAACTCCTGCTTTTGATTTATCAGATGCTACAGGATACACAGGAGACTCTAGCCTTGTTACTACAGGTACAATTAGTTCTGGTGTTTGGCAAGGTACTGCAGTTGCAGATACTTATGTAGCTAATGACTTAACTATTTCTGGAGGCACAGTAAACAATACTGTTATCGGTGACTCGTCTCCTGCTGCTGCTGATTTTACTACAGTCGATACTACAGGAAACGCAACTATTGGTGGTAATCTTGCTGTTACAGGTAACTTAACAATTAATGGAACAACAAGTACTGTTAATAGTACTACAGTTACTATTGATGATCCTATCTTTACATTGGGAGGAGATACAACTCCTAGTACAGATGATAACAAAGATAGAGGTATTGAGTTTAAGTGGCACAATGGTACAGGAGCTAAACTAGGCTTTTTTGGTTATGATGATAGTGCTTCAGTTTTTACATTTATTCCTGATGCTTCAAATACTTCAGAAGTCTTTTCAGGTTCTGCAGGTAACGTAGCTTTTGGTGCAATTAGTGGGACGAGCTTCGCGTCTACTGGAAACATGACGTTTGGTGACAACGACAAAGCCATCTTCGGTGCTGGCTCTGACCTACAAATATACAGCGACGGTACAACCGGAAAGCTGGTAGGCAACGTAGACGTAACGGGTAATGTTTCTGCTGATGGTTTGACTGTTGATGGTACAGCTACATTTAATACAGGAACA